ATTAATCGTGACACAGCAATCTTGTCTAACGTTCAAAACGCTGATGAAGACTTGAGAAAAGATATGATTCTAACCGAAGCAGGTTTAGAAATTTCATTACCTGAATCTCACTCACTTTACAGTGTAGAATTTTAGGAGGTTAGAATATGAAAACTAGCGTAATCAATAAAAATAGTGGAGACTACGGGAAATTTACTTTCGTAGTAAATTCCAAGGACATCGCATTCGCAAGTGAAGCATGGCAGGATTTAGTCCGTAATGCTGAACTAACATCGTTAGCAGTTGTAGATGCTACTGTAGATGCTGGTATAACTTTAGTTAAAAACTATGAGTATCTATCAGCATGGTTGGCAGATGCTACATCGGCAATAGTTTTACCAGCGGCAGACGCAGGTGTATTTATAGCCTTTGTTCAGACTGCTGATGCAGACGCAGCTAACGCAATGACGATAACTGCAGCAAGCGGTGATACGTATGAACCTTATCAAGAAATTCGTATTGGAACCGGTATTCCAGCTCAACAAGATTCATCTGTTGCAGCGGATTCCGTAATTACAATAACTCCCTCAGCTTCCAATG